GTAGTCGAAAAGTCGGTACGCATTACCCCGGAACAGGGCCTTAAATTCGAGATTCCGCGCATGAAACTCGTAAGTAAGATTAACGCAACTTTCAGTAAAAGCGGTATTCTTCTTATCGAGGTTGCCGGTACCGTATTGCAGCCGACCAAAACGGGAACTAAGAAAATAACCGCTACGCTTATGACCGCCGCAGACGTGCAGGCATAACGCGGGGAAAGCCTTACTTTAACCCGAAAGCCCCCAAATGAAAGTTTCGGGGGCTTTCTTGATTTAACGACGATATGAACGACGATACGATAAGAGAAAAAACGGATTTAGAGTTAGAGCGCGAAGAACTTAACCTTTTGGTAAAGCAAGGTATAAAGTTCAGCGTTACGCATAAAATCCGCCGGCATAAAAAAGGCGTTAAAGGATTCTTCCAACGTCCCGAAGTAATTACGGTAAAGGAAGACTTCGAAATACAGGAACCTACGCTTTCGGTTCTTGACAGACTTAGCGCGATATGGGTAGAAATGGGCTTAGACGAAAAACGGCTTACAGCCGGCGGAACGGAAACCTTGGCGGAAGCGAAGCGCATAGCCAAAGATAACGCCGCACGTATGGCCCGAATAATCGCTATTGCCGTATTGGGCGAAGATTACCACGTTACCGAAGTTTGCGCGGGTGGAAGGGTAAAAAAATACAACGACGATAAGGAGTTAGACCGGCTTACGGCCCTTTTCTTCCACACTATTAAACCTTCCAAATTGGTAGGACTTTCCGAAGCCGTAACCAGCGTAAGCAACTTAGGGGATTTTATAAACTCTATGCGCTTGATGAGCGGCGCAAGAACGACCCAACCGAGGACGGAGCGCATAGAGTAATAGGGCTTAATAGTCCTTACGGCCGCCGGGGTTCGATTTGCGCCCACCTTGGCTGGACTTGGGATTACTTACATCACGGCGTAGCTTGGGCCGTTGTTCAACGGTTGTTAATCGACGCGCCGCGCATGGCCGACGACGAAGACGGCAATACAGCGGGCAACACGACAACCAAGATAACCAGCGAGAACGCCGAAAGTATTTTACAACAAATAAATAGCATTATCCGATGAATATAAAAGGCGGTGCCTTGGAGTTCGATATAATTGCGAATAACGGGCAAATAAATAGCGCATTGGCCGAAACCAAAAGGCGCGTACAGGGTTTCACGGACGCAACCGTAGAAGGCGGCGACCGTATGGAAGCCGCGTACAGAGAAGCCGCCGCACAAATTGAAGCGGCGTTTAAGGATATAGACACTATGGCCGCAATCCATAGTAACGCAATCGCCGACCTTGAAAAAGAGTACGCCCGCTTGGGCGAAGCGGCCGGGGCCGCCTTTATGAAAGGCACCGCCAAGGGGGACGAAGAATATAGGGCATTAACGGCCAAACAACAGGCTATAAAAGACGAAATAGCCCAGCGGAAAGCACTTTTGCAGGAAGTGGCGAACACGGCGGACGCTTTACAGAAAGAAGAACAAACCTTAAACGAGAATAAGGCCAAGGTAGAGCAAAACGCGAAGGCGAAAGGCATGTTACGAACGCAAGTTATGAACCTTAAAAATTCACTTGCGGAAATGGAACAGAACGGGAAGCGTAATACGGACGAATACCGGGCTATGCAGGCGGAATTAGGCCGTTTGGCGGACGCTATGGCCGACGCAAATACGCAGGCTAAAATTATGTCCGACGACTACCAAAATATGAATACCGTATTAGAGGTAATGGGCGGTATAAGCGGGGCTTTTTCGGCCGCGCAGGGTGCGGTAGGACTGTTTGCCGGGGAAAATGAAAACTTGCAAAAGATTATGGTTAAAGTTCAGTCCCTTATGGCTATAACCATAGGCTTACAGCAGGTAGCCAAAACCTTAAACAAGGATTCATATACCCAGCTTGTATTAGTTCGCAAGGCGAAAGAATTACTTACCGTAGCGGAAACGAAGTTTGCTACGGCTTTGGGTATTTCCAACGTAGCGGCAAAGGCGTTAATGGCGACCTTAACCCTTGGCCTTTCAGTAGCGATTACCGCTGCGATAGCCTTAATTTCCAAATTCATATCCAAGAATCGGGAAGCAAAGAAGGCGCAAGAAGAATTTAATAACAAAGTGGTAGAAGCTGCCGCCGAACCGGTTACAGCAATTACCGAGCTTTCCACCGCATGGAACCGGCTGGGTAACGATATGGCCGCTAAAAACAAGTTTATCGAAGACAATAAAGACCGCTTCGAGGACTTGGGATTTTCCATTAAGACGGTTAAAGAAGCGGAAGACTTGTTAGTAGCTAATAAGTCGAAGTTTATAGAAGCCTGCTTAGAACGGGCCAAAGCGTTAGCCGTACAGGAATTGGCCGTAGAGAAATACAAGGAAGTATTAAAAGCCCAGCAGGAATTAGAAGCTACTCCGAAAGCGTATGTATCGAAGAAGGGAACATATAAGGACGGTTACGGCGTAGAGCGTAAAGGCGTTATAATTGAAAAATCCCGCGATTGGAAAAAGGCCGAAGATGCCGTAGCGAAAGCGGAACGGGAATATAACGCCTTGATAAACCAGCAAGTAGAATTTACCGCAAAAGAACGCGAAATTTTGGATTCTATCGGGGGCGGTGCGGATAAAGTGGCGGAAGGCAGTATAGAAGCTCTGGAAAAGACTATTTCAAAGTTGCGTGCAAAGTATAAGGAAGCTACCACCGATAAGGAGCGGGCCGAGTTATTGGCGAAAATCAAAGAACAGGAAGCGTTACTTAAAAAAATGGATTTATCCGGCACGTCTTCTAAGACTACGCAAAAAGACCCGTTTACGGAACAATTGGAAGCCCGGAAAAAGAAATATACGGAGTATTACAATTGGGTAAATTCCAAAGACGAAGTAGTACGCAATGCCGCAAAAGCCGAGTTCGCCGGGTTGCTGAAAGAAGGAAGTAGCTATTTGGATTATTTACAGAAGCAGCGCGACCAGCTTATTAAGGCTATCGGAAGCGGAACGGCCACAAAGACACAAGCCGAAGAATTGCAGAAGCTAAATAACGCCATAGCCAACGAAACGAAGGAAACCGTTTTAGCCGGATTCGAAAAGGAGCTTAAAGAACAACTTTCCGGGGCACGTTCCATTTTGGAAATGGTTAATATCTTGGAAGAAAAGCGTAAGGCTTTGACCGGGGACGGTTCCGACCTTGACAAAGGTAAAAGCGACATTATTAAGAAGCAGCAGGAAGACGTAGAGCAAAAGGCCAAAGACCGGACAAAAGCCCTATTATCCGAATATGCGGACTATTTGGGTAAGAAGATAACCTTTGAAGCCAACTACGCCGAAAATAGCCGCCTTCTTAACGAGCAATTGGCGAAGGCCAAGACGGACGACGAACGCCGTATAGCCTTGGAAGCCTTGGCGAATTTGGAGAAAGAGCGCAAAAAATACGCAAAAAGTTCGGGGAACGAAGACTACGACGCATTGGTAGAGGAATACAAAACATATCAGCAAAAATGCGCCGATATTTCCGCGCAATACGACGAAAAAATAGCATTGGCAACCCAGCAGAATAACGAAGAATTAGTAGCGAAATTGCAGGAAGCCAAGAATAAGGCCCTTTCGTCCGCAGCGTTGCAGGAATTGACCGATTCCGGGGCTTGGGAGCAACTTTTCGGGAACCTCGACGACCTTACTACGGCGCAAATACAGGCCCTTATAGATAAAATCGAAGCGCAAAAGGCCCAATTAGGCGTAGAACTTAACCCGCAAGACTTAGACGTAGTTTTAAGCAAGTTGCGGGAAGCCAAGGACGAAATACAGACCCGCAACCCGTTTAAGGCCCTTTCTACGGCTTTGAAGGACTATAAGAAGGACGCAAGTAAAGCGAACCTATCCGAAGTATTCAAAGGCGTAGGGGCTACGGCCGATTTGGTAAAAGGTTCGTTCGACGCGGTTACGGGTGCTATTGAGAAAATGGGAGGTTCTATGGACGACGAAACCCAAGCTATTTTAGGGGACGTAGGCGGAATTGTGGACGGAATAGGGCAAATGGCACAGGGGTACGCAACTATGAACCCGGCCCAAATGATACAGGGAGCCGTAGGTATGCTAACTTCCGTCTTTGACCTGTTCAACTCCCGCGACCGTAAGGCCGAACGAGCCATTAAGAAACACGCTGCTGCCGTCGAAGAATTGGAACGCGCCTACAAAGCACTTGAACACGCCGTAGATAAGGCGTTAGGCGAATCGGTTTACGATAACCAAAAGGCCCTTATTAACAATATGCGCGAACAACGCGCGCACTTGCGGGCTATGTGGGAAGCGGAAGAAAGCAAGAAAAAAACCGATAGTGGTAAGGTAAACCAATATAAGGAGCAGTACGAAGAATTAGGCCGCCAAATCGAAGACACCATAGCCGAAATTACGGAAAGCGTAACGCAGACTTCGGCAAAGGACTTGGCTACGCAATTGTCCGACGCGATAGCCGAAGCCTACTCCGACGGCTTCAACAGCGACAAAGTAAAAAGCGCGATTGAAAAGGTTACGAACCAGGTATTAGGTAATGCCGTAAAGAACGCCTTAAAAAAACAATTCCTCGAACAGCAGCTACAAAATGCCGTAAAGCAGTTGCAGCGCGATATGGGTTTTAACGATGAAGGCGGCGGTTCCTTCGACGGCTTGACCCCGGAAGAACAGCAACGGTTTAAGGATAGAGTAAAATCAATAGCCCAAGGGTACGCCGAAGCCTTGAAGTTGTACGAAGATTTGTTTAAGGACTTGGACGATAACGGCGACCCTACTACGAGCCTATCCGGTGCAATTAAGGGAGCCAGCCAAGAAAGTATAGATTTATTGGCCGGACAAACGAACGCCGTACGTGTAAACCAAGTGCAGGAAATAGAAATCTTGCGCCAGCAGCTTATACACCTTGCCAACATCGACGGCAAATTAAGCGTATCGAACCGGCACCTTGAACAGATAGAAAAGAATACTTCGGGAAGCGCGTCCGACCCGTTACGGGCGCAAGGAATAACAATGTAGCGATATGGAAGTAAATAAACGATTGGCCCGCGACGCCAAAAAGAAAGGCATTTGCGAAGAATGGTACGGCCGCCTTATAGATACCAAAGGGAAAGACGAACTTATTAAAATGTACCTTGAAGGTATCGACTTTTGCCTAAGCAACGAGTACCCCAGCAACGAATTTATACGCCAGCACTTCGTAGGTACTTGCGAAGCCTACGGCGTGTTCCTCGACCAAGCTATTACGGCAGGAAACTTCCGGCACGTAGTAGCCCTTGGCCGTTGCGAGGGTACCGCCACTTACGACGGTTGGAACGTAGGGCAGGTATTCGCAAAGCACCAAAGCCGGTTAAAGGTTCTTGCTACCGGTAATTCCTTCGTAATGGTAGACGTATTCGACGATACCACCGTAGAAGTAGAAGCACGGGATAACGCGAAGATTTGCGTAAACCACTACGGCGGGAACTTGACGACTACCACCGGCGACGGCGAAGGTAACGCGATAATAAAAGTTATTCGAAAAACGACTAAAACGTATTGATATGGCAGACGAAAGTAACATTATCCTAAATATGCCCTTCGATGAAGCGGCCGGTTCTACCATTGCTTACGATTACAGCAAGACACGGGCGGACGGTACGGTAGTAGAAGCAGATTTTACCGGCGGAAAGCAAGGCAATTGTATAAAGTTCGACGGTAACGGGCATTGCGATATAGACAAAAACGTAATTCCCCTTACCGGGAACTTTACCCTGCTTGCCTGGTTGAAGCGTTCAGCCTTCCCGGACGGCTTTACAGGTAAGCGTATCGGATTCTTTGCCCGCTGGGAAGCCATAGAAGGTTATACGGAAGCGTGGTTTAACCTTGCGGCCGATACTTGGGGCTATTGGGCTATCGTCAAAGAGGGCCTAACAATCCGCATTTACCTTGATACGGCATTGGTGCAGACCATTACGCTACCCGCCCAGCCTACCGGTTTCGCTATCCTGCAAGACATCTATACGACCGCCAACGGGTACGGTTGTATCGACGAAGTTAAGGTATATAATACCGCCTTGCCGCAGGAAGAAATTACCGAAAGTATTGCTACGGTGGCGCAATTGGCTTACAGTATAGACGGAACCGATTTTAAGGCTTGGGATATTTATGTAAGCGAAAGTAACGGCCTTCTTGACCGTCCCAAAATGAAAACCCCGGTTTCCGTTGATTGGCCGGATTATCACGGGGAGATAGTAGACCTTGAAAACAAGATACTGCAACCCCGCGAAATAGCCCTTAATTGCTTTATGAAAGCGAACGGGAAGGTAGACTTTGTTACGAAGCTAAACGACTTCTTGGACGTATTCAACCGGCCCAACACCCAGCGGCTTATGGTAGATATACACCCTACGAAACCGTTGCTTTACGAAGTCTATAACGAGAACGGGGTAGCCATTAACAAACGTTGGAACGACGACCTTATGGTAGGAACCTTTACCTTGAAATTGAAGGAACCCGACCCGGTAAAGCGTATCGTACGGCACCAGCGTTTAAGCAATGATACGAAAACGCTAACGATTACCCTAACCAGCAAGAAGGCGGTTACTATCTTTTGGGGCGACGGAACCCAAACGAACGACGTTTACGGAACCGACGTAACAGCGAGTCACGAATACACGACCGACGGAATTTTTTACGCCATTGTCGCCGGAGTTATCGAAGAAATAGAAAGTTTCACTACTAACGGTATTATCGTATGGAACAAATTATAGTAAGACACCCGGACGGGACTACGGCCCTATTGACTTCGCGGGCGCGTAAGTCCGGAGTTACCAAGGCCGAACAAAGTATTACGCTGTTAGGGGCGGATACGGTGGCGATAACCGTAAAAAGTGCCACGCCCTTAACCTTCCACTTTGGCGACCAAATAGACGTTTACGGGAAGACTTATACCCTTAACCAGCTTCCGGGCATTAAGAAGACCGGAAACCGGAATTTCGAATATACCCTTACTTTCGAAGGCGTACAGTACGAGTTAATCGACGTGCAATTTTTGTTACCGGACGATACCGTATTAGATAGCTTTACGGGCGATTTAGAAGACTTCTTAGGTATTCTTATCGGGAACCTTACCCGCGTATATCCGGGTAAATGGGTGTTAGGCGTTTATCCGGCCAATACGGAGTATAAAACGCTTACCTATACGGAAAAGAATTGTTTGGAAGTGTTGCAAGACCTTTGCGAACAGTACAGCACCGAATTTGAGATTACCCAAGCTAACGGCGTTCGTACGCTCAATATCAAAACGGCCGGGGTAAACTTCCCCTATACCTTCCGGTACGGACGTACCGGCGGGCTTTACGAATTAACGCGCCAAAACATCAATTCCAAGAACGTAGTTACCCGGCTATACGTCTACGGCGGTAGTAGCAACCTTGGGGACAAATACCGTTATACCCGTCTTTGTCTTCCGGGCAAAGCTAAAAACGCTTCCTACATCGAGGACGCGGCCGCTATTGCGGCTTACGGGTTGAAGGAGAATACAAAGATATTCGACGACATCAGACCCGAACGCTACGGCGAAGTAACAGCCGCCGGAAGCGCGTATTATGCTTTTAAGGACGCTACTATGAACTTCGACCTTAACGAAAAGGATAGCGCGGGTAATACAAAGTGGCTTATCGACGGAGCTACTGCAAAGGTAAAGTTCACTACCGGAAACTTGGCCGGCTATGAATTTGACATACACAAGTACGACCACGCGACGAAGGAAATACAGGTAGTACCGTTCACGGACGAAAACGGCATGAAGTTCCCCAGCGAAACAAGTGCGGCGTTTCAGTTCGGCGTAGGCGATAAGTATTTCTTCACGGATATAAATTTGCCGGACACTTACAAGACCGACGCGGAAAACAAACTCCTTGCGGAAGGCAACAAGGCAATAACCGAATACAGCCAGCCGCAAGTACAGTACGGGTTAAGTATCGACGAAAATTTTATACGTCAGTTCGCCGGCGAACTGACCGTAGTAAACCTTTTTGCCGTCGGCGATTATATCCCAGTGGAAGATGAAGACATAGGCGTAAACAAATCGGTACGAATTACGGCCTTTACGCGCGATTTGCTGCGGGAATACAAGTATAATATAACCTTGGGCGACAGCGTAACCAAAACGACGATAACCCGCGTTATCGAAGACTTGCAGAAAATCGACAATGTTATAGAGATAAACGACCTTGCCGACCCGTCGAAGGCCCGCCGCAATTGGAAAGCCAGCCAAGAAGTATTAGCTAATGTTTTCGACCCCGAAGGACACTATTACAGCGAGAAGATAAAGCCGCTTTCGATTGAAACGACCATGTTAGCCACCGGCGCACGTTCCCAGCAGTTCGTATTACAGAACACCCGCTTTGAACCGAACTACGAAGGGAATCCCAATACGGTAAAGGTGGTAGGCGGTACGTTGGTTCACTATACGATAGCGGAAACCGTAAAAAGTTGGCAGCTAAATACGGCCACCTTTTCGAACCTTGTAAGCGGAACGGTCTATTACATATACGCCCGTTGCCAAAAGACAGGAACGGCCGGAAACATCGTTTTCGACACAGTACAGCGAGCGGTAGACGGCGACCCTACATATTATTATTTCTTGATAGGGAGCCTTAGCAGCGTGATAACCGATACCGACGGGAACCGGCCGGCGCGTCTTATCGCCCTAACTTATGGCGCAACGACAATTAACGGTCGTTTCCTTGCTACGGGGCGGATTCAAAGTGGCGACGGACAAACTTATTTCGACTTAGACGCCGGAGAGATTGGGGGGAACATTAAATTTCGTGCGTCTGACGGGACATTAAAGGATGTTGCTGAATTGGAACAAAGCGACATAGAATATTTGCGAGATGCTTTTAAGGATGCAAGAACAGAAATAGAAGGCGGTGTAGCCCTTTCCGGATTTATAGGTGTACGCGATACGGAACAGAATGTAGCAGCTGCTATGGCCGGTTATAATCCCACCGGAGAATCCGATTATCCGTTGATATTCGCAGGAGCGCAACAAGGGAATGTAGAGTATTACGGATGGACAAGCAATAGCTATACCCATATCTACACCCAAAGCGCGACGCCGAGCAATGGGGATAATTGTTTCGACAATAAAGGCTCTGTCGTAGGAACTGTAACGAATATCGTAGGGGCGCAAATTTTCGCATTATCCACAACGGGCGAAACCTATCAACGCAATACCGGAATCGACTTTACCGCGAAAACGCCCTCTGCAATGGAGGGCAACCGGGCCAAGTTCCGAGTATATAAGGACGGACGATGCGTTTCCAATTACTTTGAAACGAGCGGGTCGTATAAAACGATATATACAAAAACCAACTGCCCGCCTTCGCAATTTACTACGGTGTTGGCAGTTTCCGAAAATTGCTACATGGCCTTGACCGCCGGAGCACAATTCGGGGTTTTAATGGAGGCCAACGAAGACCATAACGGGTATAATTGTGCGTTATATAATTCATCATCATATCCCTGTACGGTCGTAAAGGGTACAAAATCTTCCTATACCCAAGTTGGGGTATTATCTCCCGGTGAGTTAATGGAGTTTGTGAATATTTATGGAACTTGGATTTTACGAAACCATACTCGCTATTCTACGAAGGCAGAAAGTTAGTTTTTAATTTTTTACCAACAAGCGTATTATAATAATACGCAACGGGGTATTTTTGTGTAACTTAATATTTCGACAAAATGAGTACAACAAGAGGGGGCGAAACGGTTTCCGCCCAAATTGGAACAATCGGCCCCATTGAAGGGCTAAGTACGGGTAACTTCAAAATGGAAGATACGCCGTTTAACATTAAGAACGACGGAGAAACCGCCGTCGTTCTTGAAGTAAACCTTTGGGGCATGGAGCCGGGCAAGTTCGTAGCTACGCGCTTCGAAATAGGTTGGAACCCCGAAATAGTCCGCGAGATTAAGCAAACGAGTATTAACGCTACCCTTGTTTGGGGGTACTAAATCTTATACGGCTATGGGTTTATTGATTGGAGTAGGAAACACGAAGCCGACGTTTCCCTACGATTACTACTACGGTATAGAATGGGATTCTAACGTAGCTTCTTCGGCTTGTACCCGAATTGGTCGCCCGGAACTTCACGTTTCGCTGCCTATTCAAAGTAAAATGCGCCGTTGTGTCTTGCGCGACAACGGAACGGTAGCTTATTACCTTCACGCGAACGACAGCACCAAGCGCGATACGGGAGCCGCCGCCAAACTTGACGGCACCGACGGGCAAGTAATGGTAGAAATACCAGCCCACTACCGCAAATTTGAAGTAGACGGTACTAAATTCCGGTGCCTTCTTTCCGAACACGCGCTACCGGGGTTCCATTTGGTGCAGCTTGCCTATCGTTCGGCTTACGAAGCGGCCGTAGACCGCACCGTATCGGCTACGCCGAAACTTGCAAGCGTCGTAAATACTTCTACGGCTTTCCGTGGCGGTAACAATACGGCCGGTTGGGACGGAACATATAGAAGCCTTTTAGGTATGCCGGCTACATCTATCAGCCTTACCAACTTTCGGAAGTATGCCCGGAACCGGGGGAATGCCGGCAAGAACGGGGCCGGTTGGAATTGCGACGTTTACGAAGTACAAAAAACTTGCTGGTGGCTTTACGCCGTCGAATACGCTAACTTTAATTGCCAACTTGCCTATAACGCGGAACCTACAAGCGAAGGATATAAGCAGGGCGGATTAAGCCAAGGCGTTACCAATATGAGCGATTGGGACGGCTATAACAGTTATAACCCTATGGTTCCTTGCGGGGTTACCAACCCGTTGGGAAATAAGACAGGCGTAGTAAACTACACATACAAGAAAAGCGACGGAACCGACGGCCAAACCCTTAGCGTACCCAGCTACCGAGGTTTGGAAAATCCTTTCGGGCACGTATGGAGTTGGACGGACGGATGCAAGTGCAATATTCAAAGTGCGGACGCGGGCGGCGTTAGTGAGTTTTTCGTATGTACCGACCCGGCCAAGTTTCAAAGTAACGACTATACCGATTACGAGAAGCGCGGCGAGCTACCCCGCAATGAAGGTTACGTTAAAATTATGATGATTGGCGAGTACGGCGAAAATATGCCGACAGCAGTAGGCGCAAGTTCTACTACTTACTTCGCCGATTACTTCTATACGAACGTAGTAAGCAATACCGGACAAAGGGGCGTGCTTTTCGGCGGTACTGCGCATTACGGCGCGTATGCCGGCTTTTCGTGCGCGAGTACGCCTCGCGCGGCTTCGAATACGGCTGCGCCTGTCGGCTCCCGGCTTTGCTTTTTACCCGCTTGAAACGACACGTAACGGAACGCATTTAACAAAGAAGTTTAACTACGGCGGGCTTTCGAAGTAGCTCAAATTAGGACGAATGCCCGCCGTTCAATTTTTCGCAAAAATGGAAAACAACAGGCAGGACGACGGAAGTTTAGCTTTCTTGCAGATTGAGCCGGACGCGAATAACAAGCACTTCAATTGTTCGGAAATAACCCAGCAGAAGTTAATTAACCTTTCTTTTTGGGTTATTGACTTCTTGGACGACGTTAAAACGAAGTTCAGAACCGGTCGCTTCTTGGTTAAGATTAAGTTCAATAAAGAAGACCCGGATAAAGACGCGCGGAAGTTCTTTACCAATTCGCAAGAAATTAAATATATCCTTGGGAAGATTAAGGAGCGTAACGCCTTCCCGCGTAAAGTAACTATGCGGGCTTCGGGAACAAGGTATTATTTCGAGTGAAAATAAAGGCGGTTTACCCTTGGGGCGTGCTTTTCGGCGGTAATGCGAATAACAGCGCGAATGCCGGCTTTTCGTACGCGAATACGAATAACAC